TTCTGATCTTAGGTGGACCAATGAAGGACTGAAGCCATTCCCCAGACGCCGGGGCAGTAGCTTGGCCATTACAAAGGCCATTAGTGAGGTGCCGTATGGAGATGAGTTTGTCCTCGCTCCACTACTTGCGAAGTACAGACACAGCACTGTCCACTTGACTGTAAAAAAGCTGATGGAATGTGGTGGTCTGACACGAACAAGTGGCACCCCAGCCGTGCGAGGCACTCCACATACCTACATCGTTAGTATCCCCAACCGAACAGTAATAGAGGAGATACTGAGCCGTGCCTAAACTTAAACCAGATGACATAATTATAAAGCCTTCCCACTATACTAAATGGTCCATCGAACCGATTACTTATGTCATGTTGAATGGCATGGAGTTTTGGCGGGGTAATGTCATAAAATATGCCTCCCGTGCTGGCGCTAAGACCTACGATGACCAGACCGCAGAACAATCAGAGATCACCGATCTAAAGAAAGCCATCCGCTATTGCGAGATGCGTATAAACCAAATTGAGGGAAACGAACTATGAAGAACAGTACTGAGGTATACGGGCCAACCATTGGTATCTCTGAGGAAATTCACCAGATGAAATACAGGTCAGTTGGCGAGAGCTTCAAGGAAGCAATGACCCGTGTCGCTGATGCACTTAAAGACGATGAGAAGCACTTCGAGGCCTTCCGTGGCATCCTCTACAACATGGCTTTCTTGCCAGCAGGCCGTGTCCAGAGTGCTATGGGTGCCCCTCGCACTGTTACGCCATACAACTGCTTTGTGTCTTCTACGATTGAGGACAGCATGAACGGCATCATGACAGCAGCAGCAGAGGCGGCACGAACCATGCAGCTTGGTGGCGGTATAGGGTATGACTTTAGTACTCTGCGTCCCCACGGTGCTTTGATTAGGAGCCTTGATAGCCGATCTAGTGGACCAATGTCTTTCATGGGCATCTTTGATGCTGTGTGTAAGACCATAGCTTCGGCAGGTCACAGGCGCGGCGCTCAGATGGGCGTACTGCGAGTGGACCACCCAGACATTGAGACATTCATCCGCGCTAAGAACAACAGCACTGATCTTACACAGTTCAACATGAGTGTCGCTGTGACTGATGAATTTATGCAGGCAGTTAAGGATGACACAGATTTTGACTTGGTGTTCGAGGGTCAGGTCTATAAGACTGTCAGTGCTACAGCACTGTGGGATGACATTTTGAGGAGTACATGGGACTGGGCTGAACCGGGCATCCTCTTCATCGACCGTATAAACCAGAAGAACAACCTGCACTATTGTGAGACTATTGCAGCCACCAACCCTTGCGGTGAGCAACCGTTGCCGCCTAATGGCGCATGTCTTCTTGGTTCATTCAACTTAGTCAAGTACGTCAAGCACAACGGCATCCAAAGTGGCGACACATCTTGCTTTGACTATGAGAAGCTTAGGTATGACATTCCGCATGTAGTTCGTGCAATGGATAACGTGGTAGATCGCGCCACCTACCCACTCGCAAAGCAAGAGAAGGAAGCCAAAGACAAGCGCCGCATGGGCTTGGGTGTCACTGGACTTGCTAATGCTATCGAAGCGCTGGGCTTTCCGTATGGATCCCCTGACTTTATGAAGACCATGGAAAAGATCATGCGTACCATTCGTGACGGTTGCTACCGTGCGTCTATTGAGTTGGCGAAAGAGAAGGGCCCATTCCCACTGTATAGCCACAAGCTCTTAGACAGTGACTTTGCACAGACGTTGCCCGGCGACATACGCAATGACATTGGTGAGTATGGCATCCGCAACAGCCACCTCCTCAGCGTAGCACCAACTGGCACCATCAGCCTTTCAGCAGACAACGTGTCCTCTGGCATCGAACCAGTGTTTTCACACTACTATGACCGCACCATCCAGACCTTTGATGGTCCACGGGAAGAGCGCATTGAGGACTATGGTGTGCGTGAGTTTGGCGTCAAAGGTATGGCAGCAGATGCCCTATCGGTGTTTGACCATGTTCGTGTGCTCAACCTTGCCTCTCAGTATGTCGATAGTGCTTGCAGTAAAACCTGTAATGTCGGGGATGATGTCACTTGGGAACAGTTCAAGCTTGTCTACATGCAAGCCTATGATGGTGGCAGCAGTGGCTGCACCACGTTTAGGTCCAGCGGAAAGCGCTTTGGTATCCTCAATGCCTCTACAAGCGAAGATGCTGCGATAGAGACTGTGGTAGAGCTAAATACGTTTGTGGATGAGAAGGAAGGTGGCGCTTGCTACCACGATCCAGCCACTGGCCTGCGTACCTGTGAGTAACCTAGAGAGGCCCTTCGGGGCCTCTTTGACCAACCAATGACAGGAGAACAAATGTTCACTGTAGAGTTCGAGAAAGACCACACAAAGATAGTAACAGTTGACCAGAGCGGCACACACGAAGACGTAGAGATGTTCTTGGAGGAAGATGGAACTGTGTATATCAGACAGTTTGCTGAAGAGCTTAATGAGTACCAATTGCTCATCATCTCCCACTACCAACTTGTAGACTTGGTGGCTTCCATAGATGCACAAGAGGGTGCCTACCTAGTAAAGATTGGAGACAGCAATGATATACCCAAAGATTAAAGTAGATCAGGACAGATGGCACAGCTGGTTTGCTTGGTATCCCATTAAGTACGGCATCCATTGGGTGTGGTTGGAGAGGATACAAAGGCGCTGGTGTGACCACCCAGTCATTAAGTCTTGGGACTACAGTGTAGCGACTATAGATGACATGGATAACCATGTAGATTGGGATAAACTGTTGTGAAGTGGTGGCACGGGGGCGGCTCCGTCTAGCAGTTCCTACTCCACCGTGCCGTTGTTACCGAAGCAACCAGTAATATATAGCACTTTAACGTGTAATTTACAAGGTCTGCCAAAAAACACTGATCGGGACTGAAGTTTGGTCCTGACCAGTGCTAAGTTAGTTCGCCGTTACTTCATGCGTAGCATTATGGCGAACAACAATCCAACTATTATAAGATCGCTAATTGGGAGTGCTATTCCATTGAACATGGGATCACCTTCCTTTCTTTAAGCTGACAGGAGTTGGCCTGCCAGTATTCTGTCGATCAGTGTTTTTTGCCTTTAGGATAACCAGCCGTGTATCTTGGTTGTCTGGTTCATTCGGTCCTCTAGGCCGTGGTATCCACCATTGACGCGCCTTGTAATCTTACGGACTACCTCTTCACTCACTCCCTTGATGGCAGTGCGGAACAAAAAGTTGTTCTTGAAGTACCAAAGCGCTGTCTCGAATGCGTACTCGTTTGCACAGAGGTCGGGTTCATCCATTACATCTGGGAGGCGCATGTCTGAGGCAAACAGTCGATAGTTGTCTCTGCCAGTAATCTGTAAAAAACCCCTGCCCCGCCACTTAAAACCTTCGCCATTATTGCCCATGCGGCCCCCATACACCTTGTCGGCTAGTTTCTGTGAGTTCTTAGCGTAAGGCTCTGCATCAGCTATGGTCTCAAAGCGTGTAGGCCACACAGCTTGGATGCGCTCTGGGGTGCTGTAGTATAGGGACTCAGTAGTCTTCTTGAAGCCACCGGACTCGTGGTGGGCCTGTCCAAGTAGATGCGCTGCTTCTAAGGCAGATAGCTCATAGTGTTTGGCTATAGCTCTAGCTGTGTTAGGGCCAAAGGAGCCATCATCACCAACACCCACCTTCTCTTGAAGTGTCTTCATTGCTTCTGTCACTTGCTTACTCCTTTAGTGCGCTCGAATGTACGCAGTGTGCCTAAGCCAAGGAGGCCCATGAGCACGGGCATCATGGTTGCTGTGTCTACCTGTGGCACGTTGATGTCCCATGGTGTCAGCAGCGGTGAGATCATAAAGTTGATGGCCATGCCCATGACACAGACCCAAGCAGTCGCTGGTCGCCAAGACGACTGGAACCAGTTGCCCTTAGCTTCCTCTTTGTTGACTGCTAGTTGTGCGAGTGCCAGCTCCTGACCATGACGCTCTGCCATCGTACTGATTTGATGTGCGAGCGCTGCCTTTTGGTCTTTGTCTTCCACGAACTTGTCGAGGAGGCCTGTGACTGGGCCAATTAGTTGTGCTATCATTTCTCGTGTCCTAGCCAAAACATAAAGGATGAACTCATGGCACCTGTGACGGTTGCTGTGAGTGCTGTTGCTTGGGATGTCATTGCTTCGGGGGACAGCTCCATGAACCAGTGCAACACTTGTATATACATGATCGTCATTACGAGCATCATTAGGCGGGGCATCAGCTTCCACTTTAGCACCCGCTCCATTGCGATTGTCATAATGTTATTCCTTGTTAGAACTTGATAAAGCCAAGGTGCCACAAGTAGGCACCGCCAGATCCTAAACACAGCAGAAGAAAGCCAGCTATCAGCAAGCCACTCAGGATGTTCTCCTTGATCTCCTCTGCTTTAATCAAAGCTAAACGCTGGTCTTCTTTGCGCTCCATGCGTATCTCTCTTCGGATGGCTTGGAGTTGCTTGTAGGCGCTGAGGCCTCTGGTGTTGGTGATTAGTTCACGGAGTTGCTCTTCTGCGTCAGCGGCTTTTTGTTTATCAAGAAAGGTGTTGAGGGCCTCCTCGTTGGCAGAGGCAAAGATTGAGGTCTTCTTCTTGAGGTGCTTTTGGTTTGCACCGTCTACTGAATCAAAGAACGCAGTGATCTCTTTGGTCATTGAGTAAAGCTGTTTTCCAGCCGTTATCCCACCCTTGACCATTGCAAGGGCGCTTAGAGGGTCCATAGCCGCCCCTTTCTTTGTTAGTCAGCAGCCATCTTCTCGACAGCGCCTCGTATGTGTTCGATGTTGGTGTCTATACGAGCCATGGAAACAGCTTGTGACTGCACCATGCTCTCGACTTTGCTAACACGCTCACTGAAGTTCATCAGCTTCTCAGTGTTGCTCTGAATGTCTGCCATCATCATTGAGACTGTCCAGATAATTGCGGCTGCTTGTGTGATAAGGCCGAGGAGGAGAGTTGCGGGGACACTTTTGGATATGTGCCAACCGTCTTGGTCTTTCATTAGGGTGCTACAGGCCAGTCATCTTCAGACAGATTTGGCCATGCGTCTGCATCGCTAAGTCCACGAAGCTCTTGACGGTAGGTAGCCCAAGCTGTCTTGACTTCATTGGTCAGTGGACTGTCGTTCATCTGGGTCCAATCACTAGCCTCAAGCAGCTTGTTTCGTGACGTGCGGTTGCTCTCTGCTACCTTAGCGTCAAGACCAGCCTGATAGGAAGCTTCATGTTGAGCCTTGGTGGTAGTAGTTTCTACCCCATCGTCATCTGTCTCAGTGGTGTCAGCAAACATATCCCGTGCAACATGCTTCTCCACCCAGTTGCCATTAGCGTCTTGCTCAACGCCATCACGGGTAGAGGTCTGATATGCCGTTGTGGTAGCTGCTGGGCTGCTTAGGACTGCATCAAGGTCAAGTGCATCTAGTGTTGCTGCTTTCCATGTGCGAGGCAGGGAAGTGTTGGGGTTAGCTGAACGCCATTGCCCCTGTGTTTTTACTTCGCCAGTAGTTCTGTTTCTGTATTCACTCATAAGATTGATCCTTTCAGATGAGTTTGATTATGCGATTGCGTAGAATATGTAGCTTCC